AACAGTAGCACCTAGTGATATACGTTTGTATGCAGTTCCATCGTACATTGCGAGAGTAGGACTTCCTGCGTCACCATCTGAGACGTAGATCAATTGTCCTGCTACTCCTGCAGGTAACGTTGCAACTGTATAAGTTCTTAACTTTACTGTATCTGCACGTGCCTGTACATGATCGCTATCTATGATGCTTACAACGTCAGCACTGTCAACCATGTCTCCGACAATGTTTAGAACATCAGCACTATCGACTAGATCCTCAAGTCTTGCTTGGACATAAGCACTATCAACAATTTGGATAACATCAGCACTATCGACTAGATTTCCAAGTCTTGCCTGAACGTGAGCACTATCAATCAGTTGGATAACATCAGCACTATCCACTAAGTCACCTACTCTTGCCTGAACGTGAGCACTGTCAATTAGTTGTATTGCTTCTGCAGAGTCTAGGAATTGTAGTGTGTCTAACCTAGAGTTTACAAATGTTTGGTCTACTATTGTTGCCAGATGATCTGAGTCAACAAAACTCAAAACATATGACGAGTCTATAACACTCTTCAGATAAGAGGCATCTCCAGTAGAATCTATTCTTGCGTCAAGGTGAGTGAAATTACCATCAAGTTCACTGAACGTAAGTTCACTACCTTTCGTATTTCTTAGTGTAATGGGCATTTATTTCTCCTTACGCACTATCGTCAAATGCCAGATCAATTGTTGTGTCAAATCCAAAATCGCTATCTGGCATACCGATAGCAGTGACAGGATTTGGTGTTACAGTGATGGTCTCAAGTTGGATATCGGAATCCTGACTTGCGCCATCGTTTTGCTGAAAGACATTTGCGATAGATTTTCTAACAACTTTACCTTCAGTAATAGGTCCATAAAATGTAGTCTTGACTTCAAAAGTTAATGTATATATAATGGTTCTTCGTTGTTCCATAGATGCTTCGAAATCATCGGAAAACGTCACCCCTTGAATTATAATTGGAATATCCTCTTTGAAGTCTGGATACTCACTAAAAGGTTTTATAGTCAATGTGTATTGTGGATTGAACGTAGGAAGTATTTGTTCTACGATCTGCAATGCATCATCTTGACTCTTTGCGTATATGTTCAAATCAAAAGTTATCATATACGGAACAGGTGAATAGAACTTCTGCCTGTCGTTTATAGTTGTACCAACTGTTTTGAAATTACTAGTCTTGGTCAACTGCCTTGCATAGTCATATGCAAAACTGGTAATCTCAAATGACATCCTAGGTAATTTTATAGATGTCTTCTCATCCGTTTCCAATACAGGTTGTTGGTTTATTCTCTCTAAGAATTTCTTTCTAGGTGCATAAGCAAGAGGAACTTTCAATTGATTTAAAATTCCACCAGATGAATTTTTACGGAGAACATAGATATTGTTGAACAGTCTTCCGAACAGGGAAACCTGCTTTCTTATCTTCTCATGATAGAAGTATGTGCCAAACATTAATTATTCTCCACGTCACCGAATGGATTGTTTTCTGTAAAATCTAAGAAGTCGTTACTAAGATCTCTGAAAATATCATTTTGTTCAGTTTCAGATATTTTGTTATCTTCTGTTACAGAATTTATAGTCAATCCGCGTCCTATTACGCCACCTCTGGTTATATTTATGATCTCACCGCCAGGTACGAATGAGTGGTATTTGCCATCATCAGCACCAACATGTGCCAAGTAGATGTGATCAGAGGAGTCACCTGCAGAGTCTTTGACAATTCTTTGTACCTCACCAGTAATTTTAATTCCACCTGCGAGTATCTGTTGTACTGTATCACCAATACGATAATCTGAATCAGTACCAAGATTACCACCGCTAAAGTTGATAGTAGGTGCAGAATCGTAATTAGTACCAGAAGAAGTGAGGGTAATACCATTAACTCTTCCAGTCGATACGTCTATTGTAGCAGTAGCAGAAGCACTATCACCCAGTGAGAAAGCAGGTGATTCACCACCAGTAAATGTAATTATCGGAGGTATTGTATAGTAGTTACCACTATCTGTCAAGAATACCGCATCAACGTCTCCAACATTTCCTATCGGACTATCAAAGGTTGTGAAACTGATAGATGCCACAGCAACTGCGTCTCCTGTTGGTTTGACAGATACGATGTATTGGTATGCACCAAGTTTCTCGATATCTTGAATATCGTCAATGCCTGTATCCAGATCCTCGCCAGTGTATTCAAAGAGAGTTGCTCTCATTTTATAGACTGGGATATTTTCTATTTGATAGAATGGTTGTTCGTGTTCTACGTGTTGGATCTCAAACATTTTATTTGTAAGTGGTAGATAGATCAAGTCTCCCTCGGTTGGTCTATCCGTATCGATCTCATTATCTGGTCTTTGAACCTGTGCAGAGAACCTTGTCTTAGAAACTACGAATGTTGCTTCGTCTCTGATCTCAACTCCAAAGCGAGTATAGAGATCTCCCTCTCCATCGAACCCTTCTACATTCTCTATGTACATCTCTATCTTATGAGATGTTGGGAACCGAGATGTAACATCATCTCCTAGTAAAGTGTCGTGATTCATTAATTGTCTCGGTAAATAATAAACGTCTTGACCATATATCTTCAATGACTCTATGACCAAGTCTGCATAGAGATCCATTTCAGATCTTACTTTTTCCGAGAAGTAAAGGTTTCTTGCCATTGTGTTATCCTATAAAAAAGTCAGAGGGCATTTCATGTTCTAGTCTTATTGATTCTCTTAACCTTTCTATCTCGGTTGATCCGTCATCGTATAACTGTCTACCATTGAAGGTAACACCACCTGGCAATTGTACACCTTCAAACTTGATGAGGTTCATTCCCCACTGTTGCTTGAATAGTGCAGTTGTATAATCTTTCAACCACATATCATTGTATATGGATGTGTGAGTGTTTGGATCTATTATGGTGTAAACTTCCATTACAAGATATTCACCTGCTTTGATATCCTGATCTTGGAAGTCTCCGAATACATGTAGTCTGTCTTGATGTCTAGACCATTGCACTTGAGGATGACCATTTAGTTTTGTATCTAGCAAAGACAGATACTGTTGCATCTGTTCATAGTATGCTAGGTCACCTGCAAAGTTCTGTAGGTCTGCAATATCATTCAACATCATTTGATATTTGATGTCGAAGAAGTTAAACGATGAGTTGAAAGAAGAAGCGATAGGAAATAGTTTAGTCACGGTCAATACATTAGTCGGTATAGGAATATACTGATTAGTAACATCTGTAGCAGTTACAAGATGTTTTAGATATGTTCTTACCGTTGCATCAGAGTGGAACTCTTGATAGTATTGCAGTGCTTCGTCTACACGATCTTCCATTTGATCTTCATCGATATTGATCTCCAAAACTGGATCACCAAGTCGCCTCTTGGCATAATCAATAAGATCTTGTCTTGAATTAGGAACTGCCATAATAGTCTCCAAAAACTAAAAGTATTTGGTACTATTTATAAGTTTTAATTACGCACCACCACCAGAAGTTGATGCTAATCTATATCTGTTAGGTCCTGAACCAAAGTTTGCCGCGATTGCATCTGAAGAAAAATTTATTTGTTCTATGTTGCTATAGTATGTTGATCCATATCCACCTGAAAAGAATCCATAATTTCCTGCGTCCTGCGTACCTGCAAGAGAATATTTGTCGGCACTTAAATTTCCTATGTTTGTTGCCGATCCACCAGTAGTAATAGAATGTTTTTCAATATCATCTATTGTAGGGTACAATCCTCCTGCAAAATATGTATGCGAACTACTTGCACAACCTGCCGCATATGCTTTTTGCGTCTGACCAAAACTACCGAAACCAGAACTTGCAGTACCTGTAGTATCAATTGTAATTCTCTGCATAGATGAAGAATATGCATTTGTGCTTGGATTAATTCCACCTACGAATACTCCATAGGTGTTATCTCCACTATTAGCGGCACCACTTGTTCCTCTCGCGTAACCACCCATATAACCAAAGTAACTAGCATTTCCAAGAGTGTCAAAAGTAAAATAATCAGATCTATTATAATTAGTCCAACTACCCCCACCACCTGGTGGACTGTAGTCTGCACCATTACCTATCACTCCTCTTGTAAGATTCGCAACAGATCCCATCCATGCTCTGTTCATATTCATACTTCCAAACGATGCTCCGTTTCCAGTTGTCGAAGGAGTAACATACTCAACACTACTAACTTCAGAGTTAGCAGAACTGCCAGTTTCACCACCTGCAAATAAAGATCTAGATGCATTACCAAAAGCAGTGTGACCACCTCTACCTATACTCATACTCCCAAACGATGTAGTGTTACCACCAGTTGCCAAAGTAAACATATCTATGTTGGAGTAACCACCAGTTGTGTATGTACCCCCACTAATAAGTCCTCTAGTAAATCCTGGAATTACAGTATTATAAGTTATAGTAAGCGATTTGCTAACAAAATTAATACCGTCTGACCATTTAAAAGTATATACAAAGTCTCCATTGGAATCCGTAAGATTACCTGCCGCAACTGCGTCTGCTATCTGTAGTTTAGTTTTTGGTGTGAATGTAAATACCGAGGAATCGTTTGTGACATCTACCATGTATTGGGCAGAGTCCGTTCCCACGCTTTGATTAACTAGGTTGGGGTTATCCGAGTCATTTGCTTTTGCTATGACGATAAGAGGAGTTGCCGAGTCAACTATTTCTCGATCAGTACCACTTGGTTCTATTTCCCAGTAAGGATCTTTATTTGCTAATGTTGTACTTCTCCAACCAATACCATCACTGATATAATAACCATTTACGCTTTTTACATAAGCACCATCACCCTGATTTATATTACTGATTGGTAGTTCACCAAGACTATCGTAAATAGAAACAAACCCCACACCAAGTTGTGTAGTCACCCCTTGACGTATGCTTTTGAGAGAGGGCATTTATGCGGCATTCCCTGACATTCCTGCACCATCCTGCGTATTGCTTCCAGATCCAAAAATGTCTCCACCAAAATCGGTTGCATTACCTGTGGTTTGTATAGTTACTTTTTGCATATGTTGAGTAGAAGGACCTGTAGGATATGCAAAACCACCCATTATCACACCTGTCGTTCCATCGCTACATGCCATAACACTACTTCTACCGTTATCCATATTACCAAAATCTGTAGCACTACCTGTAGTCTGTATAACTACGTACTCTATCGTATCCCATGCATAACTATTTCCTGAAGTTATACCACCCATGTACAGACCTCTTGTTTCATCGGCACAAATACCTGAATGACATCCATACACAGCATGAGTAGCATTACCAAAACTTGTTGCATTACCTGTCGTTTGAACTGTAATATAATCTTGGGTGCTCACCTGACTTGAGATTTCCCCTTGTATAAAAACCCCACGTGTAGCATCATTCGTATTACCAATCTCATCACGTGCCTGAGTAAGATTTCCAAAGTCTAAAGCATTGCCTGTCGTTTGAATAGTGATATAATCCATTTCATTTACCTGAGTTAAGAAACCAGGTATTTCACCATATCCACCGCCAACAACTGCCCTAGTAGCATCGCCTACCACACCATCAGTCTTTTCTTTTGCCCGAATAAGATCTCCAAAGTCTGAAGCATTACCTGTGGTTGCGGATGCCCAATATTGAATTTGGTTTGATCTTTTTATTCCTGATTGGGAGTTATTGTAACCTCCCATAGTTACTATTCTAGCACCATCACCTACTCCACCCATCTGAGAAAACATACCTTGCATGTCACCAAAGTATGCAGTATTCGCACTAGTGTTTATATCGAAATAACCGATATTTAAAGTGCTACCATTACCACCTGCATGAAAACCTCTAGTGCCAAGGTAAGAAATACCTGACGCACTTGTAGGACTATAACTAATAGTTACTGCTTTGTTCACAAAACTCAAACCATCAGACCATTTGAATGTATAGATGAAATCACCATTAGAATCTGTTAGATCCCCTGCCGCTACCGAAGCACCTATTTGTGCGGCAGTCTTAGGTGTGAATGTAAACACAGAAGAGTCATTAGTTATTGTTGCCATGAATTGTGCAGAATCAGATGCGAAACTTTGATTGAGAAAGTTTGCCTGATCGGAGTCTGCCGCCTTTGCTATGATTATCAAAGGTGTCGCAGAATCTGTAATATCATATGACGCATTTGGTTCACCACCTGAGTCCCAACGTATGTTCTTGTTGATAAGAGTTGTGTTGAACCAACCATTACCATCAGACACATAGTATCTTTCGGTT